TTGCACTCGTTGTGGCGGGAGAATCATAGACTTGAAAGTGAACCTGATGGGAAAAATCCGTGCCGCTAACGTATATAGTTCTTGTGCCAGAAAAAGATTGCACGCTGTCAGGCTGACCAATGTTGGTAGAGCCGCGTACAAGATTAAAAATCATCATACGCGCCGCTGTGTTTACTCCACTGCTAGCACTGTATGTTGCAAGAATTTTGCTAGAGGTTGATGTCGGAGTTATTGTTGCCGATAGGCCGGTATCCACAAAACTGCCTGAAGCTGCCCCAAAACCATTGGTGTCGGTGGCATGAACAACCTGAATTACATGACCCGGTATCTCAACCCCGTTGCCGCTGGTCTTCTCGTTGATGGTGTCTACGAATAGTGTACTCATGTCAGCCTACCAAGAAGCCTGTAAAGAAAGTTCTGCCACCAGTGGCATGGGCATGAACCAGTGGATTGACTCCAGAAATTTCAGAGTATATTTCCGCTTCGTCATTTGCACTTAATTGAACCAAACAAGAGCCACTAAGATGGCTGTTATTCATGTTGTTGTTTGAGGTTTGAACAAACTGAAGGTCGGAGTGATGTGAGCCATTTATGTACAACATGACTTTTCCATAATCTAATGTGCCGTTGTCTGCCACAATCCTCAGTATTGATTGAAAAAAGTAAACGCCAGCAACCGGAACAACATACTTACTGGTTGATGTGTTGTAATTACTGCCAATATCAAAAGCCTCATGTTCAAAAGTTATTTTTGATGTACTTGGGGCTGATTGATTACTTGCTCTTTTTTCAACACGGAAGGCTGGACGTGCCGGAGTCAACACACGACCAGACGAGTCAATAGTCAGCCCATCCGTCGTGCTGCCCGTCGCCCTAATCTTGTCTACATTTAGAATCGAAGCCATACGCGCCTCACAGGATTGTCAGACTGCCACCGCTGGCAACCGTAATTGTTACGCCATCAGCAATCGTAAGTGGCCCGATGCCAAGAGCATTCTTTGTGGCGGCTATGGTGGTGTCCTCGCTGACCGTCTTGCCGTTGGTGCGGAACACCGCCGTGTCCACCGTGGTGTTTGTAGTCTGAAACTGCGGTGCAGTAATCTCACCAGCAAACGTGCCGCCGGACGCCTTCGATACTGTATCAGTGACCGTGAACGCACGGAAGGCGCGGATCACCAACTCATCATTAGTCGCGGCACCTGAACCGAGTGTGATTGTGTCTCCGTTGCTGGCCGTGAAGTCTGAATTGTCCAGATGCACCCCGTTAAGGTAAACATCGACATCGTTGCCACTAAAAGCCAGAATCGCACCATTTGCATCCGCCCCCGTAAATGCCGTCTGGTTACTGGTAGCCACATACTTGAATAGCTGCATCGCATAGCTTGTCGGCTGGTCTACAGCGCGGCCAAAGAAACGCACGGTGATCACATCGCCGTTTGCGGGGGCGGCAGAGAACGTCAGGGTATTCCCCTGCGCCGTATATGCCTTGCCAATCCCCGGCTCTTGCACGACGTTACCAATGGTGACAAGCATCGCCTCGCCGGACACGACGCTCTGCGCCAGCGTAAACGCTGCGTCGTTTCCGTTGCCGGTAAATCTCTGGAAGGTGATGTCACCTAGATTTGGATCTACGCCAATATAGGACATTATTCAGCTTCCTGTATTGTTAAGGTGCCAGCTTCTACTTGGCGTTGTATCTCGTCGTAGTGACGGTTGCCGGGGTCGAGGGGGACAGACATCTCCTTGCCATCAATGGTGGCAAAAATACAAAGATGATTACCTTGCCAATCATCTTTGTATTGAGCCGCTGTAATATTCATCTCATCCATGCCTATAACTCCGCATCACAACTAATTGGCATTGCGTTAAGATACGCCAAATTGCAGTCAGTATCATTTGTAGTTGGGTTAACAATAATCAACAGCAAATCTTGACTTTGCGAAGTTGAACTTACAGAACCAGTTTCGATTCGTCTGTTTGGTTTATGTACAAAAGTTCCTGAAGCGTCATAACTTACAGAAGGTGCAGCCCTAAGTATTGGGTTGAAATGATGCGAACCGCTGTAAAGGTCTGTTCCGTCAGTATGTCTAACCATTACAAAATTGTATGAACTTAAACTTTTTACAATTTGAAAATACCTCTGACACAGAAGCAATTCCTCGCCGTAGCTGCGGTGTTCAAAGGGAGTGGCCTGAGAGCCGATCTCAAGCTGGACGCCGGTGATTGACCAGTCGTTGTCAGTGCTATCTGCAAGGTTGACTACGCCAGCCGCACGATTTGCGTTGGTAGTGTGCCAACTTGTACCAATCGTTCCAGAAGAAAAGGTGCTTCCAGCAGCGCACCAAAAGTTCATATTCAGACCTTGTCCGTTGTCGTTATTGATTGTGCCGCTTACGTCACCCGGAAAAGTAAGGGTCTTGTATTCCCAAGTATTTGCTGAATTAATTGTGTAAGTCTTGCTATACAGACGACTAGAATCGGGCTGTCGCAATTCAAGAACGTATGTGCCTGTCTTGTTGGACTTGACGTGAAAAGATGCAGTAACAGTCTTTGCAGAAGAGTCGCCGTACATCAGATGCTGTAAATTTTGCGCTTCAATTTTTGTTTCAACGATTACAAAATCGCTTGCGCCAAGCGAGGCGTCTGCTGTGGTGCAGTCAATTCTAAAGGAGTTGCTAAAACCATCTGGTGCGTCTGTAGATTGTGTAACTGTCCACGTTCCCGCTGGGCCGAAAGGTGAAAACATAAAACGGTCACAGGTGTAGTATGCACCAGATGTTACGCCGGTGACACTCGTCCCCCGCTGCGCCACCTGCATCGCACCGTTGATGATGAAATTACGCCGCCCATGCACGGAGGTGTCAGCAATCTGATCCGTGGTAATCGTGTCGTCCGTGATAGAGTTTGCTACTATTTTACTGAGCGGCATTAGTTACCCTCCAGTGCGGCGACTTTTGCTTCAAGCGTTTCAATCTTGGCGATGCTTTCTTTTAGGGCTGCGGTCAAGAGAGGAACCAGCTTGCTGTAGTCCATTTGCATGTAGACAGGATTTCCGTCGCCATCGACTTCATCCTGTGTGCCAGACACAGCACCCGGCACGACCGCTTGTGCTTCATGAGCAAGGAAACCGTCCTGATCTGCCGCATCAAGGTCTTCTTCAACCCAGCTATATCGCTTCGGCACAAGCTGCTTGACCCTTGTGATTGCGCCGGTCATGTCGGCGATGTTTTCTTTCAGACGCGCATCTGACGTTGTGTTGTACTGGACGCTGGCATTATTGACGCGCTGTATTGAACCAATCAAAGCCGTGTTGCCATTGTTTGCAAACAACACCTGATTGAAATATCCGCTCGTGCCGTTTCCGGCCCTTATGCCGATTCCTGCCTGAGAACCGCCGTCAACATTAAACTGTGCTGGCCCGATGGTGGAAGTCGTTCCCAGAATCAAATCGCCGCTAGATGAGAGACGCATCCTTTCTGAACCGTTTGTCCACGACGCTAATGCGTTATCAGAGTGCGTATATCTAAGACCACCAACTATTGATGTGCCAGTTGTGTCTTGGAAGCACAGCCCCGCTGCATTGCCGGTGCCAGTTACAACATTGATGTACTGGTCTTTTGTGCTGTTTCCTACAACCAACTCACCTTCAAGATAACTTCCCGGTGTTGTGTTGTTGATGCCAACGTGACCACCGCTGCCATCGATGCGCATACTTTCTGACAGACCGCTCGGTGTGCCGGTGTGAAAAGCAAGCCTTCCTTCGCCAGATGAACCATCACCCTCACCAATTATTTTAGCCGCAGTGCCAGCGTCATCAGTGTCGGTGTGGCTAAACTCAATAGCACCCAAGGGGTTGCCAGCAATCGTGGTCGTGTCGCTACGTTTGAACAGCAATTTTGACGAGCCGCCAACCATCTCGATTGTGCTGTTACTGCCAAAGGTTAACTCGCTGGTTGGAGAGGCTTCATTGATACCCACCCGGTTATTGCTACTGTCCACCTTGAGTGTGTTGGTATCCACGGTCAGGTCGCCG